GCAACTTCCATAGCTGCCAATGCGCGCTTGAAACCACGAAGTCTAGTGGCACCAAGGTTAAAGCTGATGTCAATCATAGCATCTTTTCGTACATCATCAAGGCTATTAAACCAAGGATATTCGGCACTTAGCTCTTTGACGACGCGCAGGATGTCATTCTCTAGCAGGTAATCGACTTCATCATCGGACAGCCCTAAGCCGCCTCGCGGGTCTACATTGCGCCCTGCACCCAAAGTCCAAAAACCGGCACTACACCGGTAAATATGGTGCTCTACACCCTCATGGCGCTTGAGCATTTCAAGGAGTTTGTACGTCACTAGTCACAAAGCTCGGCTAGTTCTTTCCAGTCGGCCGCAGTCCAGCTTGACGTATCAGCTCCGGCAGGGAGTTCAACTGTGATTCCTGATATGTTGCCCCCAAACACACCTGAAGTCGCTGACGTAGCACCTTTGATACACGCCATTGCGTTGTCCTCCGCTGTGATTTCAAGGCTGTTAAGCTGTGTGCAAGAAGCAAGTGCGAAGAGCACGGGCACTAAAATAAGTAATCTCATCGGAACCATCCTGTAATCGTTTGGTAAGTACGAACTGGGTAGTATAACGCAGCAGACCGGAATCGACCCACACCCACTACGCTAAGCGCCTCTCGAAACACCTTATCAGCCTGCTTTTGGTTCTTAACTAACCCCTCGGGGTGTGTACACAGGTAGTCATGTACTACCGCAGCCCTGCGGTTCTTTGCGTTCGCCACGGGCACTATAAAGCGAAACAGGCGAGGAACACTAGCTAAATCAGTAACATAGCCTTCAGGCACTTCGATGTCGCGGTTCAGCATCTCGCTGTGGTAAACAAAAGGCTGCGTCAAACGCCAACCCCCATCCACTACTTCTAGAATAAGTCGAGTTTTAAAATGACTCATCATGGCTTAGGCGTAAAATCAAAGTAAGAGCTGGCCGCAGTGCCCGCAAGGATCGCACCAAGGACAAGGGTTGTGAATATTTGGATAAAGGTCTTACCCGCTGTGCGTTTTACTGAGCGCCAAGAGTCTAGAAGGTCGCGTATTTCACGCATATCATGCACAGCGTCGTCGTCCTGTAACCCCACGTCACGTAAGGCTTTTTTGGCTCCGGCTTCCGCAGCGCGCTGTATCATCGCTTCTAGCTCTAACTCGGTCATCTCATGGGTACTCCTACTGCTTTAAAACAAACTAAATAGCGTCTAGCTCGTCATGCGTAGTACAGGCGTTAACAGCTACAATACGGGCATCTTTAACCGCTTTAGCCGCACTTACTGCATCAAGGTCACCGGCAGTATCCGTGTCGTCCATTTCAATCTGTAGTTGCGCGTTAATCACTTGCTGAAACTCAAACTTAGCTTGGCCGATTAAACCAGACTTACGCTCGTCAACAGTAATGTCACGCACTGCATAGACAATCTGTACGGGGTCCGTAGTTATGTCGAACGTGTGGCCGTCTAGGACTTGGCGGTTTTCAACTACGTCGGGTTTTACTTCGACCGCTGACTTCCAACCAGACTCGCCCGCAGGAGGCTGCGTGTCCCAAACTTGTTTTACTTCGTTGTTTACTACTTTTACAAATAAAGACATGAGAGTCTCCTTTTAATGATTAAGATTTTGAAATAAGTACAGAGTGGTCGCTTACCGGCATTCTAGGTAGTAGCCTCCATGTAGTAAGTGCCCCTACCTGTACTGGAGAAGAACGGTTGGTGTTGTCGCCTATCCCCAGTTGGCCCTGAAGGTTATATCCACCTATTGCCCAAAGCGTATTGTCGGTTTTAATGGCGAAACTAGCATTTTTCCCTGCGGTAACTTGTGCCCACGTAGTGAGCGAACCTACCTGTGTAGGGGAAGAGCGGTTTAAATTATCGCCAAGGCCTAGTTGACCACTGACGCCATAGCCCCAAGTCCAAAGAGTGCCGTCGGTTTTAGCCGCTATGGTGTAAAATCCTCCGCCCGACACTTTGCTCCATGTAGTAAGCGCACCTACTTGTACTGGAGAGGAACGGGCGGTTGTGTCGCCTTGGCCTAGTTGGCCTTGCCCATTATATCCCCAAGCGTAGAGCTTTCCATCCGTTGTAATAGCCATTGTTTCATAATCGCCCACAGCGACTTGAGACCATGTAGTAAGCGCCCCTACTTGTACTGGAGACGAGTAGTTAGTGGTGTTGTTTTGACCTATTTGGCCTTGATTGTTTCTACCCCAAGCCCATAAGGTCCCGTCTGTTTTAATGGCTGCTGTATGATATCCGCCCGCCGCTACTTGCAGCCAGTTAGTAAGTGCCCCTACCTGTACTGGAGAAGAACGGTTGGTGGTGTCGCCTAAGCCTAACTGCCCACTAGTGTTATATCCCCAAGCGTAAAGTGTGCCGTCAGTTTTAGTAGCTAGACATTGGTACCTACCCACACTAACTTCCGACCAATCAGTAAGCGCCCCTACCTGCACAGGAGAATAAATACCCGCCGTGGTGTTATTTAGCCCTAGGGTTCCAACGCTATTTTCCCCCCAAGTCCAAAGCGTGCCGTCTGTTTTTATAGCTGCGGAAGAAGCAATGCCTGTGGTATTTTTAGCCCACGTAACAAGCGCACCTATTTGTGTAGGGGAAGAGCGATTGGTGGTGTCGCCTTGGCCTAGTTGGCCGTTGCTGTTATTCCCCCAAGCGTAAAGCTCCGCATCTAAAACGGGTTTAGGCCACAGACCTTGCTCTACATAGTCCGCTACTTGATCTAGGGTCCATATGCCGGGTGCTGAGCCGCCTTCGCCATCGACGGGACCGACAACTTCAGGGGCATTTTTAGTTATAAACCCACCGGGCCACTTTCCGCTCATTTGACTCTCCGCAGCGCTTGCTTCTCGCTAAGGCGCTCTTTAATCCGTTCAAAGGGGGCTTCCCAATTACCAAATACCTCTTGGCGCATGAGCTTCATTGTATCGTAGTACGGGCAGGTTTCACCTTCTAGTGCATACAAAAAGTATGGCATGACAGGGATAACCACCCAAGTCTCAACGCCCATAGCAGCAGCTAGGTGGCTAACCGACGTGCAAGAAGAGATAACCAGATCGCACGAGGCTGTTGCCTGACGGGTGTCTTCCCACGTATTTAAAGGAACCTGTTGGACCCAAGGCGGGCAAGCCTCTGCACCTTCGTCGCGCTGCAAGCTAATAAACTCGGCGTCTACACCCTCAAGGGCCTTAAACATCAGCTCGTATGGGAACTTCTTGTTGTGCTCCGCCTCAAACGCCATCTGACCCTGCCAGCGTAACCCGATACGCTTACGGAAGCCTTTAACTGCTTTGGGCTTGGTGATGTACGGCGCGCCGGTCAGGTCTTCTAACTCAAAACCCAGCGGGACTATAGCCGACATGCCTTGCACGTAATACTCGTGGTAAATACCAAATACCGCCTCGTGCTGGATAACAGAGCTTACCCCTTCAACGTCCACGAATAGCGAACAAAGAGGACCTGAGCAGGCTACGATAACCTTGCACCCACGCTCGGCAATAGACTTGGCAAACCGCACTTGGTGTATCTGATCGCCCAGACCCCCTTCAAGATAGAGCAGGACCGTGCCTTTGCTTTTCCCGTCCCACGGCTGTGTGGGTACGTTAGGGGCCTTGTTGCCGAAAACACCGACGATGCGGCCCTTGTCCATGAGCTGATAGCCCTTCTGGATTTGACCTTGGTGCAGGTAGTACCAGCCACGGTTGTAGGCTGCACGGGGGTTATTAGGCTCGTCCGCCTCGATTTTCTGGCACAGACGCCATCCCTCGGCAAAGTTACCCATCTTAGACGCCGTTAACTGAAGGTCTAAATCATGCAGCTCGGGTGTAGTGCGGGGCTTGTCTAACCAGAACTCAGGCTGACAGAACGTGCCGTAGTGGTGTTTAAGCACGTCCTTGGGGTCTTCGCTGTGCTGCTTTGCAAGCACCGGCGCTATGTCGTGCATACCCGCGTAGCCGTGTATCTCTTCGTCGTCTTCTTGAA